TCAAGGCACGTGAAAGATATTCTTTCGGCGTCAGCGATTGGAGAGCAGTGTTCGGTACTCCGGGTGCATAAGTAAACTTTTGTTTACGTTTGAAAGGGTGCTTCGGCACCCTTTCTTTTTTGTGTTGTTTTGTTATTCTGTTTGCATCCTGACAGTCGCATCCCGTGACTGACACTAGCCACGACAGGAGAAACATATGGCTACTCATTTTACTGGTCCTATTCTGTTTGCCGGAAAAGACGGCAATCGCAAATGGTTTGAAAACCTACCTATCGACAAAAATCCAGACTATGTTGTCTACATGGATGATTTCACTGGTGTTGCTTTGGATAGCACAAACGATTGGACTGTTGTCAAAGACAGCAGTGCTACGGCTGCTTTGGGCGCAGACGCTGAAAGCGGGACGTTAGTTCTTACCTCTCAAGCAACCACAGACAACGACGGAGCTTCTGTGCAAGGCAATGAAATATTTGCCTTGTCTACAAGTCGAGACGTTTGGTTTGAAACCAAAATTAAAGTTGGTGACTCAGAAGGCAGTGCGATTGATTTGTGCGTAGGTTTGACTGTGAACTTCGCAACTAACCCAGAAGCTATGCTTACGGCTGCTGATCGTATTGTTTTCCAAGTTGACGATGGTGACACCAACATAGATTGTGTTACCGAGAAGGATGGGACTGCCACCACCACTGATTCTGGGGTGGACATAGCAGACGATACGTTTGTTACTCTTGGATTCCATGCGAAAGGAACTGGATCGGTAGAGTTTTTTGTGAACAGGAACTTAGTTGCTACACACACAGACAACATACCCGACGATGAAAACTTGGCTATAGGTGCTATGGAACTTTCTGGTTCTGCAACGGGCACCAAATCAGCCACCATCGATTATTTATTTGCTGCACAAAACCGATAGAGGTTGTAAATGGCAACTACTAAAAAATCTACTGAAAAGAAGGCTCCTGCTAAAAAACCTGCGGCAGAGAAGACGACGAAAAAAGCGTCCGCTTTGCCCCCTTTGGGTAGCGCAGAGTACAAAGCTATGGTTCTTCGAGGTGAAATCAAGGAGTAGTTTATGGCTGATGCAGTAACTACACAAACGTTAGTCGATGGCCCCAAATTTGCGGTTCTGAAACTGACCAACATATCGGATGGCACAGGCGAATCGGCTGTCAAAAAAGTCGATGTTTCTGCTCTAGCTACAAGTGCGGATGGTGATACTTGCACAAGTGTCACCATAGACCGCATCTGGTGGCAGTGTATCGGTATGAAAGTACAGCTTTTGTTCGATGCGGACACGGATGCTTTCATCATAGAGCTTGGTGAAAACCAAAGTGGAGATCACGATTACAGTAGTTTTGGCGGTTTGACAAATAACGCAGGCACCGGAAAAACTGGCGACATCATGTTTACCACGGTGGGTGCCAGTGCAAACGATACCTACACTGTCATTCTGTATATGAGGAAAGGCTTTAGTTAATGGCAACGACCAAGGACGTGAAACGCTTACCTTCTGGTCGTTTACAGTATCGGGGTGAAACTTTTTCTGGATATAACCAGCCGAAAAGAACACCTGGTAAGAACAAGAAGTCTGCGGTCCTTGCCAAAAAAGGCAATGAGGTGAAGATTGTCCGATTTGGTGATCCCGATATGACTATAAAGAAAAACCAACCGGGTCGGCGCAAAAACTTTCGTGCCCGTCACGGTTGCGACACCGCGAAAGCCAAAGATAAATTTACCGCAAGGTATTGGAGTTGTGACGCATGGTGATGACTAGAGGTGCGATGCCTAGAGGATTGACTTACTACGCCAAGGGCGGTGGTGCATCCAAAAAAAGCAAAGGCAGTAAGATTTGCCCAGAGGGTAAAGCTTGGGCAAAACGGACTTTTGATACATACCCGTCAGCGTATGCAAACCTAGCCGCAAGTAAATATTGCAAAGATCCAAACTATGCCAAGAAGGCAAAAGGCGGACGTAGAAAGGGCAGATAAATGGGTGAGCTGAAAAAATGGCTCGATCAGAAATGGGTTCGTATCGACACACAAGGCAATATTGTTGGAGAGTGTGGCAGTAGTGAAAACAAGAAAAACCCAGACCGATGCTTACCCGAAGCTAAAGCTCGTAGCCTGTCCAAATCAGAGAGGGCTGCGACTGCTAGAAAGAAAAAACGAGCGGGGGCAAAAGGCAAAACGGTCGTAGCTAATACACCGAAAGCAAAAGTCACAAAGATGAGATCAGGGGGCGAGGTTCGCTCTCAGATAGCAAGAGGGTGCGGTGCTGTTCTCAGTAACCGCAGAAAACAAACCAAATACTACTGAGGTAAAACATGGCTAGTAGAGTAAATCTTGGTATGGGCGGACCGCAAAAGAAAAGCCCAGCAAAGAAAAAAAGCACAGTCAAGCGCAAGACTAACGGTCAGGGCGTGAAGATGAAGTCCAAAGGCGGAGCTATGGGCGGCAAGAAGGACATCCCACCAGGAATGCAGTACGGTGGTATGGCTGAAAAAGACGACAAGAAAAAAATGAAGAAGAAGCCCAAGGGTATGAAGATGGGCGGTAAAATGACGAAGAAAGGTGGTAAGGTCGGCGGCAAAATTTAGTGCCGTATCTACAGTCTAATATTCCTCATTTCAAATGTTGGGTTCGCCGTGAGTACACTCACAATCACGAGAAGTACCACGGTGAATTCTTACACGCAATGGCAGTGGCTGTCACCACGATGCCCTGTAGGTGCTTGAGTTTTCAGGTAATTTTTACAGGTATAGAGGCTGACGGGCAAGAGGAGGACACCGTGCATGGTGGAGCAATGTGGGCGCGTATGCCCATAACAGCCTTATGTGCAGACATCCCGCTCGAAGAGTGGCCGGAGCCTATGCCAACGCATGATGCCCAACCTTGGGATTGTAGCTCCCACCACCATGCGGTATATGTGATTGATCGTGCTACACCTTGTCCGTGGATGGCTAAGATCGACGGGCAGTTTTTTCCTGCCAAGTATTTGTTCACAGTTGATTATGCAGAAAGTGAGATTGCCGATGATCCGGCACAACATAAACAAAGCCATGTTTTACAATTACTTGATGCTGGTCAGTGGACGGGGAACGTTGTAGCTCTTCCCAATAATAGAGTGCGTGTGACTCATCCTGCTTGGTTTGAGATGGGCACGGGAGCACCGGACTTCAAACCGTCTGCACATATACATTATTCCAAATCTGATTTAGATTACACGTTAGATGTAAACCGTATCTTCGATAACCTGTATAACGATGATACAGAGGATGAATGATGGCAACCTCTGGCAGCAGAAACTTTGAATTAGATCTAGCCGAATACGTCGAAGAGGCGTTCGAGCGTTGTGGTATGGAGCTTCGTACCGGATACGATGTGCGTACCGCGAAAAGATCTATGAACCTGTTGTTTGCTGATTGGGCAAATAGAGGCCTCAATCAATGGACGATTGAGCAAACGTCCATTACTTTGGCTGAAGGTATACGAGATTACCCTTGTGGAACGCTCACAATGACTGTAGGAGCTTCGACATCATTCACGGTAGGCGAAACCATCACGGGTGGGTCTAGTTCTGCTACAGCACAAATTACAAGCAAGCCAAGCTCTACAACTTTTGCCATAACGATCCCCTCTGGGACTTTCACGTCAGGTGAAACATTGACCGGATCTAGCAGTGCAGCGACCACTACTCTGTCTGCTGCGGTGGACTTTTCAGATGTCCGTAGCACTGTGGATATATTGTCTGCGGTTGTAACCCGAAGTAGCACTGATTTTGAAATCCAAAGGGTCAGCAGGTCTAGCTACCTGGATATACCAAACAAAAGCCAAAGCGGAAGACCGAACGAGTTTTTTGTAGATCGTCAGATTACACCGATATTACGAATATGGCCTACACCGGAAAACAATACCGATGTAGTCAAGTTTGATCGTCTCACGAGGATCGAGGATGTGGATTCTGCAACTGATACGGTAGATATACCTTTTCGCTTTTATCCCTGTTTGACAGCCGGTCTTGCGTATTACATAAGCATGAAGCGCAATCCACAGATGATGCCGATGTTGAAGAGCGTGTACGAAGAAGAAATGCAACGAGCAATGGACGAGGACAGAGATAGAGCATCTTTGCGGATAAGTCCATCATACGATTACTACAGGGCCTAGCATGTCAGGCTTCGCATCTGGTAAGAACGCATACGGAATATCTGATAGATCGGGTGTGCGGTACAAACTGAATCGCATGAAGAAAGAGTGGAATGGCTCTTTGGTCGGACCAGACGAGTTTGAGCCAAAACATCCACAGTTATATCCACCACCAAGGGCCGATGATCCTCAAGCTATACGAAACGCACGTCCTGATAGGATTGAGCCGATGATAGTAAACGTGGGCCTGCCAAACGTTTTTGAAAAAACTTTTACGCCAATCAAAGCTAGTGGACAGATTGGTTCAGTCACTGTGAGTACGACATGAGTTTTACCCTAGCATCTTTGAAAACGGCGGTGAAAGATTACTGCGAAGTCAGTGAAACGACGTTTGATACGCAGTTGACCACCTTTATAAAAGAGGCAGAAGAGCGAATTCTCAAGAATGTAGAGCTTCCGGTTTTCCGAAAGAATGTGACAGGCACCGCCACGAGTGGCAATACTTACTTATCCACACCCTCAGACTTCTTGGCTTCTTACAGCTTGGCTGTGATAAGCAGCAGCGTTTACGAGTATCTACTGCTGAAACATACCTCGTTCATCCGTACATATACGCCAAACGCATCGACCACCGGTACTCCTAAGTATTACGCGCTATTTGATGACAACACTTTTATTTTGGCTCCAACGCCAGATAGTAACTACGAATTCGAACTGCACTACAAGTTTAGACCAGCATCTTTGACCGCAGGTGCCGATGACGGCTCCACCTGGTTATCGACCAATGCCCCAGATGCGTTGTTGTATGGCACTCTCGTAGAGGCCGCAACTTTCCTGAAAAACCCCCAAGAAGTGCCAGCGTATGAGCAAAGATATGCCCAAGCTGTTGCCGCGTTGAAGGATCTGGCCGAGGGGTATGGTAAGGTAGACGAGTATCGTTACGATATAAGCAAAGGTAGATAATGCTAGAGGAAACACCACAGATAGAGATTGGTGAGGTCGGCGTCAGCACCACCCATTGGGCTGGACATGACGTTGATTACTGGGCAGAACAAACTACCAAAAAAATTGTAAGTATTGGAGGCAACTGTCATCCAATAATTGCACAACAGGCTGAGGCATTCAGAGATGCCG